GGCACTAGGTACACTTTCATCAAGAATCGGCACTGGCGCCAATACTCGTGTAACCACAGTGTGACTACTACTTTGCCCAGTTCTAGGATTGAACCCATGACAATGATAGGCACAACCGCAGCAGCAAAAATAGCGGCTAGACCAGCTATTGAGTAGAAAGCGGCGATAATTGACAGGCTCAGGGCTACTGCCAATGTAATGTAACTTAGAAACATAGGATTATTTAGTGCCCGCTACACGGGCAATCACACTATGCTTTACTGATACCCAAGTAGCAAAGTTTGGATCGGGTACATCAAACCAAACACGTACAGACTTGCTGCCCCAGTTGTTTATGAGTTTGCGTTTGACTCTGGGTTGGCCGCGCCAGTTATGAGTACCGTACAAGGTATTGGCTTCACGAATCAAAGCGTACCATGTATCAGTGTCGGTGATTTCCACCCACACTCTGTGGTAAGGGTGCATACCAGAAGCCGTTTCTTTAAGCGAATCAAGGGATGATGACATAATAAAGAGGTCACTATTTTAATAAACACAAGGTTCTTTCCACTGCTTTGTTCCCATCTGGGCTTACTCCCGGGTACCAGCCCGGTTTTGACTTTCGTCAGGGGCAGTGTCGCACCTACTGGACTTACACTGTTAGCCACGGACAGGCGTCCCTGTCCACAGTACCAAATATACTTCCGATATGCAAACTATATTTTATGAGAATGCTACCGGCAAGTCAATGATTTAGGCATTGACTTCGAGAATAATTTGATCCAATTCTTTGCGAATGAAATGTTCGTCGGGGTTATAGGCCACACCTTGCCAACGTTTGATTTTGATCGGCTCTCCAGGATTCCAATCATTGTGCCAGAAGTTGCCATTCCATACAGCATGGTATTCATGACCGCTTTGGGTTTCCACATTGTATTTGCCTTCGCGCACAGGCTTGACTTTGCCTGGGAACCAATCGGTCAGTGGATACTTGATGTCGTCCATGTCTCGATAACGTTCGTAGCCCGAACCTTGATTGGAGCCAGCAATGTAGAAAGCGTGGTCTGAGCCCTTGCCGTTGGTATCGCCGCCGTAGTTTTCTAGTTCTTCGTCGTCGTACTCAACACCAACAATGATTTCGTTGCTGTCAAAGTCTGAAATATTCAGCAGTAGTTTTTCGGGGTCAAACGGCTCCCGGAGATTGATGTCTGCTTCGAAAAAGGTACCCTTTTCTGATATATAACCAAAGTATACCACAGTGCCTGAGTCCTGGCTGTCAATCCACACTTCTTCAAATGTGCTGAGTTGCACATCACAGCCATCCAAGCTGGACAGATCTCGCTCGTAGACTACAGTGCCATTTTCGTCCAAGACCTGCATGGTGCCAGCATTTTTGTCCACGCCGTGAGCATGACCTATGTTATCACACTCGAACCAGGCGCCAGGTTCAAACGGGCGCATGTCTTCGGGCACTAAATCAAACTCGTCGCCGCCCCAGGCATAGTCTGGTACGCTGAGCCTGTGCTTTCTAAAGTAGTTGTAGACTTCGGGCTCCACGTTGCCCATGACGTATTCACCGCCATAGCCCCACAGTTGAATCTTGTAAGTACGTGGAGTGAATTTTAGATGTTCGATGAGTTTTTGTTGTTCTTCAGCTGTGGCCATTTTGTTGTTCCTTTGTGAGTTTGCATACCAGTTGGAACTGTTCGTAGGCATCTCGAACAGCAGGATGTGCCATTAATTTGTCAGCCTCGTCTTGCATAGCCTGAATGCCTGCTTCAGCAAGATCCCGAGTGCTTGAGAAAGTCAAACTAAAGAATTCGTCGCCAAATGCAGCTTTCATTTCTTCCCAGGCAGCACGTTGGCGCTCTGTGATAGGATGCTCTTTGGGTCGGGCTTCGCTTTCTTTATACATAGCGGCGCAGATAGCATCTTCGGCCACACGCCCGGCAGCAATCATAGCAGCATAGTTGGGATCTATTCCGTAGCGGCGACTGGCGCCGCCTGGGTAGACCATTACTAGATGTGCGCCCTTGGGAAAGCTATCCAACAGCTCGTTGTCATATTCGCTCACAGGCACGTACCTGCGGCCGCGTTTTTCGTAGAAAATCTTTTTCATTGATAATCTCGGTCCACACCAATATTGGCTAGGCCAGCAACGACTTGGAAACGATCCCAAGCGTCTTTGGCCGCAGGGTTGCGTTCTAGTTCAGATTCGGGCAGCACAGTTTCCAACCAGTATTCGGGTCTGCGTCGGGGATATGCACCAAACTTGCGGGGCTGGTGAATTTTGCCTTCTCCCCACAGTAGCATGACTACAGACTTTACGTCATCGTGCTCCAGTCCTTCCCATTCGGGATTGAAAGTGGTGTACCCTGCCCAAATACTTTCCCACTGTGCATCCACTGTGGGATCAAAGTCGGTGCGAGTGATCAGCACCAGCACATCGTCGATGTTTACTCGACCTTCTACGATGTCACGCACACATCGGGAGAGACTGAGACCAATTTTCATACTTTGCTTCCTGCTTCAAAGTCGCGGAATCTCAAGAATCGCGGGAATCGGAGACTGTAGGTTCCGTCTTGGTTTTGCGTGACGGCATCAGCTTGGACTTCAACCAAGTGGCCCAATAGATCATTCCTTGCGATCCAATACTGATCCCTGTCGCTATCAGACAAACCGCTACCAACATTAACACGAATACGACGTCCATTGTCTTCTCCTTCACAAATTATAGCACCCAACCTATTTAAATTGCGACCGGTGCCTTCTTCAAAACCCACAATGGTCAGGTCCACAGTGATTGTGGGTTTCCACTTCATCCAAGCATCTGTTCGCTTGCACCGATAGGGTGCAGTCAAATCCTTGATCATGATGCCTTCATAGCCTTGCTCCACACTGGCGTCAGCGAACCTACGCATGACATCATGCCCTTCGGCAGTGTCTAAATCTACGTTCATGCCGGGCATGATACGCAGGCAATCAGTTTGATCGTTGAGGATGCTTTGAGCAGATTCCAACCACTCCAGTCGGCTCTGTTGATCAACTTTCCAGGTGCCGTCTTTGAAACTGTCCAGGGGAATGATGTCAAAGATATGATACACCATGTTGTCAGTTTTGGCATCTGACTTACGATGTGCCTGGCGCATGAGCTTTTGAAAGCTTTCGCCCACAATCTCACCGTCCAGCACAAAGTGGCCGCCGGTGCCGCGACCATACTGAAATGCTCGACGCTGATCCAGGATGGCTTCGGCAATCTGCGGAAAGTTTGCAAACTCTTTGCCGTTGCGGCTGTACAGTGTACACGAGTTACCACTCACCACTGCCAGCACACGCACACCATCCAGCTTGACTTCCAGTCGGCGAATACCACGTAGCTTTTTGGGGTGATCCGAACTGTCCTGTGCCAGCTGGCAACCAAACACAGGAATAGCCCACTCAGTTTTGCCCAGGACCTTGTTTAGGGTTTTTTCTGAAATACCACAACGTAGGTCTTTGGTAATCACAGGACGGCATACCAAGTTCCACTCGTTGTCGTCAAACAGTTCACTGCACTGCTCAATGGCATCGCGAGCAGCATGCCCGGTCACAGAACGAGTGCGCAGGCTTTCCAGCAGTGCCCAGAACTTGGGCCAGATGTTGGGACGGTTACTGTGCCCAGATACTTCGGGTACCTGGCGAACGTGAAATGTGTAGAAAGGATTGTAGGCTTGATAGCAGTTGAACAAGAAACACTGTGCATCGGCACTGCCCAGCTTGGCGGCCATAAGAGCTTTTTCGATAACTTTTTCCTTGTGGATACGGCTATCAGAACTGGCTAGGTCTTGAATCCAACTGGCACTCATAGCGCCATCAAACCTCTCATCACTGAAATCAATTTTGTCGATATCACTCATATATTTAAACTTTTACCAGCTGGAATTATAGAACACTTTTAGACCAAGGAACAATTCTGCACGAGCATTCTTGATAAACTCAAGATCCTGTTCGCGATAGTACTCGTCTGAATCTTCGCCGAAGAAGAATCCACTGGTACCAGGCAGTTGTCCATGTGTTACTGCACGTTCAAGTTCATCAAGGTCTTGCCACGTTAGCTCAAGTTCGTCACCGTTGAAGTCTCCGCTGTTGCCTCGACTTTCCCACAGCCTACGCATCCAGCCCTGAAGGTTAGGATGTTTACGCCAGTAAGCAATCTCGCGCGGCTTGGCCACCGGAGTATCCCAGTCCTTGGTATCTTCGTTGTAGGTTGCTGTTTCGTAATGTTCTTCCATGGCACCAGCCTTGGCGGCCACGTATGCGTATTGATCAAGACCCATTTACTTTCCTTGTTGATCTGCACGATAAATGCGTTTGAGCCAATATTTGTATTTGTTAAAGTAAACTCGAATATCGTAGTTTACTGGTTGTCCGTAACTTTCTGCTTCGGCTTGATGATCAAGCCATTTTTCGTGTAGCCAATGTCTAAAGGTCATGCTGCCTCCAACATGCTAGCAGGCACGTTCCAATTGGTATTGCCTTCGCGCACAGTGATGTTCTTGATCTTGACCTTGGCCACAACACCAATGTGAACTCGCCCTGTTCGGGGGTGAACAAATTTCACTGTATCGCCGTTCCAGAATTGACGCACATTCTCTTTGGTAATTTGGGCCTTGCGATACTTAACTGCATTAAGGATACTCGTCAGTTGATCGTTAGTGAAGTCACCAAACATGATTGCGGAATTAACTTCTTGAATGCTAGTCATTGCAGTTTCTCCTTAGTCAATGTATTCCAAGTCAGAAAGGATTTCGGCGCAAGCGGCCAGTTCGTACTGCTCAATTAGGTTGCTGGTGGGGCTGGTGCTCTGTGCAGGATATTTGCTCTTGTGCAGAACACGATCCATCATAGTAGAGCGAATGTTTTCGGCTGTGGCATTGCCTTCTTCCAGGGCGGTCAGGATCTGCTTGAGAACTCGGAGTTTGGCAGCGGCTTGGAAAGCATCAGTGCCCCAAGTGAGTGCATAGGCAGGATCTTTGGCAAAAGCGTCGGTGAACTTGTCCAGGCGATCCTGGCAAGATTGTGCTTGATTAAAATAGCGGGCGATCAACTTCTGCGACATTTCAAGCTCCTGTTTGTTTACGCTATGTCAATATTATAGCACTTCGAGAATTTTTGGTCAAATCTTTTCAAACCACCATCCGTTGAGGCGGAATGTTTCCAGATCGCTGTCATGTGCCCAGGCTTCCATCCACAGGGAGCCGGCTTTCTGAATGTTCAGGCTAGTGTAGCGCAGGATTTCCAATGCGTCTTTTGTGTAGAACAAAATGCGTGTCATTGCTGGCTCCTTTTTGCTGAACATGCTGTATTATAGCACGAGAGCCTTTTTTGGGCAAATCGCAAAAAGTAATACTCAAGTACTACTGTATTAGTTTACAGGTGTAACTGCGTTGGGGGGTGTAACTTCAAGCTGAGTGCTGGGTGTGATGTCTACTGCCAAACCGGCAGCAGAAAGTTGAGCTTGATTTTCGGCTTCGCGCAAGGCACCGACCACTGCTTGGCCAGTGAGTGTGGTTTGATCCACAACATTTTGCAAGAATTGGCTAGGACCGCAGGCTTGGTTTTGTGTACCAAATTGACTCAAAGCCTGTGTCAATGCATACACACTGACTTTCTCTCCTGCCAACAACTGGAAGTAGTCAATGCCGGCTTGATTCTGGTAGCCTTTTTCCCGGTTGAGATAGTTGGCTATGTAGTTCCAATCGGTGTTGAGCACAGTTACTTGAGGGTTGGCACTGAGCGCAGCGATAGCAGAATTAGCATTGGCTATTTGTGTAAGCACCCCAGCGTCGTTGACCGCAGACAAAATTGCAATGTACGCATTGTTTAGAGCAGTGAGACTGCCAGCGGTTTGCAAAGTATTGACCGCGGTTGTGGCAGTGGTCAAACGACTGGCATAGTCCCAATGATCAATTGCTGTGCCAATCACATCGCAAATAGTAATAGTACCGTTGGGGCCTGTGCCTGTGGCATTAGCGCTGGCATAACTGGATGCAACAGAACTGGGCACAGCAGAAGAGAGACTTTCAATCAGCGGCAAGCCAGCCATGGTGCTGAGACCGTCGGGAGTGTATGGTTGCCAGTAGGCGGTGTCAGTGATATTTGTACCCACGGGCACATCTTGCTGTGCTCTGTAAAAAGTTGTTGTTGGCAACAGTTGTGCCGGTCCAGCAGGAGAAGCCGCTGCCTCGGCAACCACATCATCAACAAGATATGGCACTGTAGGATCCCAAGCAGTGCGTGGCAGATCAGCAACAGTGGCGGCCAACACAGGGGCAGTGGGTTGATCCACATTGGTTATCTGTTGTAACGCAGACTGAAAGGCCTTGTTGGCCACAGCTTGATCGGGTGGGATTATCTTGCCTAGTTCATCACAGCCCGACGGTGTAGGCAGAATGGCGTTGACTACCGGAGCCAGTGTGAGGTTCACTGAGCCGTCGGGTAGGTAAATTGGCATTGGGCCCGATGCTGTAGGCATTTGCAGTGTTTGATAACTGTTGGGGAATATTTTTTGCAAGTTCAACAGATCCGCTGCGGTGTTGATATTGGGTGTGCTGATATCCAACACAGACAGCACGTCTTGTAAATCTGCACCGGTTACATTAGCAAGAGCTTGATAGGCAATTTTTTGCAGCTGATCAAACTCTTGTGCAGACAATCCACTGGGATTGAACAAACTCACGCGATTGTCATTGACTAGATTTCGTATTTCAGAATCTGTTAGTGCTCGTCTACTGTTGGTGTTGTTGGTGTTTTTTAGTTGTGCTACAACGGCTGGTAAAGAACTGCCTGTAGCACCAGACACCAAGGCCAGTTGCTGTAGCAAGCCTGCAGGTGTGCCAAATAATTCTAATTTTTTTGTGTTTATCAACTGACCTGTGTTGCGCAAATCCACAGCAAAGTCAGGCATGTCAGATGTAACCAAACTGATGTTGTTGGTAATCAGGTTGTTCATGTCAGTGAATGTAGGACCGAGATAGGTCTGACTGTTTGACATGCTGTTGATAAAACTGTTTACAGTGTTTACATAACCCTGCACACCCAAGAATCCCTGTGCAAACTTGCCAACATCACCGTTGCCAAGGTATGCTGAACCAGTTTGTTCAATGAGGTTAGTGAAACCTGATGGATCAATAGTGCTGAAATCTGTCACCGTGTTGATTGTGAGATACTCTGCAATCAAGTTTGGATACGAACCCACTGGACTGGCAGGTATGCTGTTGCCCAGGGCAGGACACACAGTACTACCAATGCTCATGAGTTGATCAAATGTGCTTTCAGTGAAGTAACTTTGTGCTTTGTAAAAGTTCACTGCTGCAAAGAAGTTTTGCATCACTGTGGTTGCGTTGTACTGATTGATTGCAGACACTAGCGCAGCTGGCAAAGTCTTTAAACCTTGATTGGCCAACAGCCCATTGGCTGCAATCAACTGCAGAGGTGTAACAATACCCATTATCCTACCCTTACATCAGCACTGCCACCTGCACGAGGATGACCGCAAGTATCAGAATCACCTGTTACTACAATGGGCTGGCCACCTGCACGTACACTTGCAACACCCCCGGCAGTTTGTTGACTGCCGTTGTTGTGAGCATTACGCCCACGGCGTGGATATGGCGGATGAGGAGTAACTGGTTGTGCAGGGATCATCACAGCTTGACCGTTGATTCGTACAGAAGGAACGCCACCTTGTGCTACTCCTCCTCCTGCATTTGAATCTCCGTTGCGCTGTGCTGCTGGCATATTATCCCAATATTAGTTTCTTTTCTGGCACTTTGATGCCAGTTGTTGCTTCTAGGTATTTCATTTTGACCGAGTCATCAGTCCTTGATACCAGCGCAACGCTGTTAGTATTTAACCGAATTTCTTCCTTGGGATCAGCAGTAAACAAACTGGGCACCAGTCCCATGCCCTGTGGGCCAGGAGCAATGCTGACTGGCTCTTCTAGGGTGATCCAGTCGCCGCCGGACATTGTTACTTTGGCTACCATTTCTTCGCCAGAGTTCATTTTGAATGTGTATACTTGATTTGGTTCGAGTGCGATTTGCGTCATACTGTGCTTTCTGATAATTTGGCTCGTAGCTCCGTGAAACCACCAACAAGCTCTCCGTCAAGGAAAATTTGTGGTACTGTGCGAGCTGTTGGCACAGCTTCTAATAGATCTTCTTTGGTATATCCGTCACCAATTTTGCGTTCTTCAAATTCGATGCCTTTGGCTGTCAACAGGGCTTTGGCTTGATCGCAATAGGGGCAGTGGTACTTGGACCATACAATGGCTTTCATAATATTCTCCTTATAGTTCTGGCAATGCATCGTAGTCCAGCGTGTCGCTCATGACTCCGATCACATAGTTAGTTGATTCGTTTTCCTGCAATGCAGTTTGTTTCTTGCTAGTGTCAACGTGTTTGTTGAACCATGGAATGGGTGTAGATTTGGGTGCAGACTCAAGGTACTTGATGCCAATTTCTTTGAGGGCAGCGGCCGCAGTGTAGTCAACAAAGTCTTTCAAAATCTGTGCGTTGAGACCAATCACTGGCCCAAACTTGAATAGATAATCAGCCCAGGCTTTTTCTTCACGGATAACATCCATGTACATAGCATAGACTTCTGCTCGGCATTCATCGGCAATGGCAGCAAAACGTGGATCTTCCTTGACCACTTGATTGATCAAGTATGCAGTCCAACCCTTGTGTAGTAGTTCGTCTTGTAGGATCAAACTGATGATGTTGCCGTTGCCAATGAAGATCTTGTTCTCTACCATTGCTAGACTTGTAGCAAATGATACCATAAAGCGGAATGCTTCCAATGCGTAACTTGCGTGTAGTGCTAGATAGATTGCACGGATGTGTTCTTTTTCTCCCACCGATAGTGGATCAATTTCCTTCTGGCAATTTAATTTGTGCAGGTCGTCATAGTACCGGCCAACGCTGGAGGCCATGTCTACAATCTCTTTGGTGTCGTGGATGGTATTGAACACTTCCTTGGGCACGTTGTAGATGTTGCGGATAATGTGGCTGTAACTGCGGCTGTGAATGTTGGTTTCAAAGAATGTCCAGTTGTAAACTAAACTTTCCAATTCAGGCAGACTTACCACAGGAGTAAAGATTTGACTTGGGCCGCGACCTTGCAAACTGTCGAGAGCAGTTTGTCGCAAGAGATTGCTGGTAAAAATGTGTCGCACTGTTTCGCTGGCTTCTTTGAAGTCCACTGCATCTTTGGTCAATGAAATTTCTTCAGGAACCCAAAAGAATCCGCGGGCAGTTGTTTCAAAGTCTGCAACCTTTTTGTATTTGACTTCTTCAAACCGTTGAATAGTCACAGGACCAGCAGGATCCAAAAACATCTTGCGATTGAGATAATCTGTTTTTGTTGTTAAGTTGTATTGTTGTTTGCTCATATCGTTACCAATGTCTAATTGTATTTGCCATAATAAAGAAGCAGGTTACAATGTGTATTATAACCCAAAATGTCTTGAGCCACAAGGCTATTCGGGCTTCTCGCAAAGTTAGAATGGGAACATCAGGACGATCATGAACGTCCTTGCCCATGAGGTGGCCAGTGGCTCTG